ATACTAAGACAAGTGCTTTATTAGCAGCCAAGTTTTATGATGGTTACAATTTTAGCAAATATATAAACATAAAAGATTTAGACAGACGTTATCAAAATAATCTTTCTGATATAGAAATTTATAATGAACAGATTAGACGCACATCGGACATAGAAAAAAAAGATATACTTACTAATAGAAAAGAGCTTTCGGAACAACGTATTAGCTTATATAGAGAAGAAATAGCTGTACAATTTAAAAACGAGTTTTGATAAATAAAATTAGATCCTTTAGGAATTAAAAAATGCAGATTAGAGACCTTTCGCATCCAAAAAGCAGCAAAACACTAAACGAGAGTATGGCTAAAAAGTTTGGCTATCGGTTGAACCTTGATAGTTTTACACTAGAACAATTACAAATGGCTCGTGATCGTGTAATGGATAAAATTGCCCAGTTTGAGGGCAGTAAAGAATTCGATGCTGTATATGAAAGCAATGAATACCACAAAGACCGTATGTTTTTAGACGTTCTTACAACAGCTATTTCAGAGCGTAGCCTTAGTCCAGGCGAAGAGCAGAAAAAAGAAAAATATTTCAAAGGCATGAAGAAGGTTAAAGGCGATTTCAAAAAGAGATACGGCGACCGAGGCGAAGAAGTAATGCACGCAACAGCTACTAAAATGGCTAAAAAAGAAAGCTTAGAAGAGGCAATGCAAGTGCTACGCTCTGCACTAAATCGTAAAACATTACGTGAAGGCGAAGAAGAAAAGGCCGCTTTAATTATGAGCGCAAGGGATATGGTAGACAAGATAACAGGATGGCTAGAAGATGTAGCCGCACTAAAATCTGAAACCATGTTAGAATTAGTAGACTCTATAAGAGATGAGTTAGGCAGCGAAGTTAGCGGACAGTTTGCAGGAAAAGTAAAACCAGCCTTAGATGAAATATATACCTGCTTAGAAGGCAATCGTCAAACACTAGCACAGGCAGTTGCAGTATTAACAGGCGAAGAAGCTCCAGGGTCAAGTGAAGGCGCACCAACTCCTGCACCAGGTGAGGAAATGGCTCCTACATCTATGGGTGCAGAAGAGTTTCCATCAGGGGATGAGTTTGCAGCAGCAGAACCAGCAGCAGGCGGTATGGAACCAGCTGGTAGAGCCAAGCGTGAATCAATTGAATATAGTCGTAGATTAGGCACACTACTTAGTTCAAAAAAAAAGTAATGGAAGGTGCGGATAATTTAATCCGCATCTTACAACAACTACGCAATCAAGCAGATAATAAAGACCAAGTAGCTACTTATACTTGGGATCAAGTTTCATCTATGCTAAGAAATGTCAGCGGCATACATATGGACTACGAAACATTCAAAGCTGAATTTGACAGTATTCCACAAATGAAAAAAATTGTAGATCGTTTTGACGCAACAGGTATAACTCTCAAGACCAAAGCCAAACCAACAGCTACTCAAAGTCAAGGTCAGAATAATATAGTGAGCACTGCTAAAAGGGCTGCAACGAAAACTCTACAGCAACCAGGTTGACAAGTAAAATAAACTTGTATATACTAAGTATATTATGACTTTACTTGTACCTAAATATACTTATAAACCTTTATCACGAGATGAATCAGCAGGCCGCAGACTATACGCTACTCCAGAAGGGCATCGTGTTCCTAGCGTAACAACCATTCTTGATCGTACTAAACCAGCTGAAGCTCGTGAAGCACTTGCTCGTTGGCGTAAAGCAGTAGGTGAGCAAAAAGCTCAAGAGATAGTAACAGAAGCAGCTGGACGTGGAACAAGAATGCACAAGTTTTTAGAAGACCACATTAAAGGTGTTCCTTTAAAAGAAACAGTAACTAATCCTTATGCACAACAAAGCTTAGATATGGCTCGTATAGTCATTGAAAAAGGTTTTTTTAAAATTGACGAAGTTTGGGGCAATGAGGTTCCTTTATATTTCCCTGAATTATATGCAGGCACTACAGATTGTGTAGGACTACATCAAGGGCAAGCAGCAATTTTAGATTTTAAACAAACTAATAAGCCTAAGAAAATAGAACATATTGACGATTATTTCTTACAACTTACTGCTTATGCTTTAGCCCATAACGAAGTACACGGAACCAACATTCGTAAAGGTGTTATCTTAATGTGCAGTAAAGATATGGAATATCAAGAATTTGTACTTAACCCACAGGATTTTGATATGTGGGTAGATAGATGGTGTGAACGGGTAAGCGAATACTATAAAATCAGCTAAATATCCAAAAGAGGATATTTTATGGCTGTAGTTCAAATTTCACGCATCCAAATACGTCGTGGGCAAAAAAATCAAGGTACAGGACTTCCACAACTAGCTAGTGGCGAGCTTGCTTGGGCTATAGACACTCAAGAACTTTATATTGGTAGCGGATCAGTTAGCGAAGGCAGTCCGGCAGTAGGCAATACTAAGATTATTACACAAAAGGATAACCTTCTTAACCTTGTAAATCAATATAGATATAAAAGAAACAACCCTCTTATTCAAACTTCTGTAGACCCAAATAGTTCTACAGTAATATCCTTAGAGGACAGACTAGACTTCAAAGTTACTAATGCTTCATATGGAATCTTAGATAACGGTGAAGATATGACAGCAGAAATACAGCATGCCATTGACAACCTGTTTATTACTAATAAAGTAGGAGGGGAATCTGAACGTGTAACTTTAGAATTTCTTCCTGGAAAATATGCAATTAGTAGTACCATTTATCTTCCTAGTTATGTAAGCATAGTAGGAGCTGGAGCACAAAAAACTATTTTTGAATATACTGGAACAAGCGGCCCTGTGTTTAGATTTATCAATGACACTTCAACGGTATCAGCACGAAATTTCACAATCGGGCTAGCATCAAATTTGTACAACGATGTCGGAGTTTATAATCAACAACCTAAAAATGCACTGTTAAAAGGTTTTAGTGTAAAGGTGAACGAACTTGATACTGCCTGTATCTTGATGGAATCCGTAAGAGACAGCCAATTTGAAGATTTAGAAATTATTGGAAACTATGATTGGTATGCTGGCGCAGATTCTAGCATACCGATAATAAACAATAATTATGCCTTTAATCTCCAGGCATTTAGCTCAATTATTACCTGTAAAAATAATAAATTTAAAAACGTTACTGTCAAACGTTTTATCTACGCTATAGTTAGCGATTACGATATTCTCAACAATACCTGGGAAGGCTGTGAGATTAAAGAATCAAAGTATGGAATAATTTTCGGGCAAAATACTGCTAACACAATAGGACAACGACACGGACCTCGTAGGAATATTATTAAAAATAGCTATTTTAACGATATTAAAGAAAATGGTATTAGCGTAATTAATGGATATAGCAACGTATCAAACAATAATACTTTTATGAATGTTGGTAACGACGGATCTGGTAATGCTATTACTGCGGATGGTAGTAGTATTATTAGATTTGTAACACGTGGTAACTATAGCTCAAATGATATTTTTGACAGAGCTTATAACAACTACTATAATGAGCAAACATCAACACTAGTAGATGATAGCTTGGCTGGGTCAAATTATGGATATAGGTATTATCCAGAAGTAGAAGGCCCAACATATTTTAATAATAATAGCTCAAATATTGTTACACTGATAGCGTCTACTACAGCTACAGCTTTTAGAATACCATTTTCAGGCGAAACAAATATTGAAATTAAGTATGTACTTAAAATTAGCACTGGCACACAGATGCGTCGAGGCACAATACATATTGCTGTTGACGATACACACAATGACCTACTTTTGTCCGATGACTACGATTATGTTGGCACATCCGGAGAAGATTTACGAATTACATTTTCGGCAGAATTTGATCTTACCGGTACCTGTATCAATGTAAAGTATACAAATACAAATACTACTCATAGTTCAAGCCTAACCTACGTTTATTCTGTATTATCTTAATGGTTATCAAGTAGTTGACAGACCAAAATAGCTGTGTATAATTACTGGTATCAAGATGATAAAGTAGTATATTCTCCAATGAAAAGAAGACGGGTTGTTTTCTTGTCAATAAATATTGTTTCCTAAAAAATGTATCATCTTGCAGAGAGATTCTATGTCGCAAATAACCGTAATCAAAAGAAACAGCAGTAAAGAACCCTTAACAATAGAAAAATGGCAGGCACAAATAGCTAAAATTTGCAGCGGGATAGCAGATGTTAGCCAAAGTATGATAGAAATCAAGGCCCAACCACACTTTTATGATGGAATTACAACTAGAGAAATTGATGAAATTACACTACGAGCAGTAGTGAATCTAATTGATATTGAGCACAACCCAGATGTTGGACATACAAATTACCAATATGTAGCAGGTAAGCAGCGTCTTAGTATGCTACGTAAAGATGTTTATGGTAGCTATGAAGTACCACATTTGTATGAAATAGTAAAACGCAATGTAAAAACTGGACTTTATACAGAAGAGCTTCTTGAGTGGTATACTGAAGAAGACTGGAACAAAATGAATGACATGATAGATCATTCCAAAGACGAACAATATAGCTATGCTGCTATTGAACAACTTATTGAAAAATACCTAGTCAAAAATCGAGCTACAAAAGAGATATACGAAACACCACAAGTTCGTTATATGGTTGCTGCTGCTACTGTGTTTCATAAGGAAGAGCCAAACACAGCTCGTATGCGTTATATAAAGGACTATTATAATGCTGCTTCAGACGGCTTATTCACTCTCGCTACTCCTGTTCTTGCTGGCCTTGGCACTCCCACTAAACAGTTCAGTAGTTGTGTACTCATTCGCAGTGATGATGATCTTGACAGCATATTTGCCAGCGGAGAAATGATGGCAAAATATGCCAGTAAACGTGCTGGCATTGGCTTAGAGATAGGGCGCCTCAGGCCATTAGGTAGTCCTATTCGCGGTGGCGAAATAATGCATACAGGAATGATACCTTTCCTGAAAAAATGGTTCGGTGATTTAAGGAGTTGCAGTCAAGGAGGAATTCGCAACGCCAGTGCTACAGTGTTTTATCCCATTTGGCATTACCAGTTTGATGATCTTATTGTTCTTAAAAACAATCAAGGAACGGAGGAAACAAGAGTAAGACATATGGACTACGGCGTGGTTCTGTCTGCATTGTTTTGGCGTAGATTTAAAAACAAAGAAAATATTACTTTTTTCGACCCTAATGAAGTACCGGATCTCTATGAGGCATTTTATAGAGACACTGAATTATTTGAGGAACTATATGTTAAATACGAAAACACACCAGGCCTACGTAAAAAGACTATAAGTGCAGAAGAAGTATTTAAGGGAGGTATACTTAAGGAAAGAACTGATACAGGGCGCATATATCTTGCCTACATAGATAATGTTATTAATCAAGGCCCATTCGATCCCCTGCACCATCCTATATACCAAAGTAATTTATGCTGTGAAATCCTGCTTCCGACACGCACATTCAAAAGACTTGATGACCCAGAAGGTAGAATCGCTTTATGTACCTTGGGGTCAATTAACTGGGGAAGTTTCCGCCATCCTGAGGATATGCGTCGTGCTTGCCGTATATTGCAGCGTAGTCTTTGTAACATACTTGATTACCAAGACTTTTTAAGCATACAGAGCAAATTAAGCAATGATGAAATACAGCCATTAGGTATTGGCGTTACTAATTTAGCCTATTGGCACGCCAAAAAGGGACTTAAGTATGGCGATAAAGAATCCCTGGCAGAAGTAAAAAGCTGGATGGAACATCAGGCCTATTACCTAACAGAAGCCACAGTTGAGTTGGCTAAGGAACGTGGTAAGTGTAAAGATAGTCGTTTAACTTATTACGGTAGAGGCATCTTTCCTTGGGAACGTAGGGCCAAAGGTGTAAATGAACTAACAAACTTTACTCCTGAACTTGATTGGGAACCCTTACGTGAACAGATGAAACAGTATGGAGTTCGTAATGCTACATTGATGGCCATTGCTCCTGTTGAATCCAGTAGTGTAGTAATTAATAGTACAAATGGTATTGAAATGCCTATGAGCCTTATCAGTACAAAAGAAAGCAAGGCAGGGTCATTTACACAGGTAGTTCCAGAGTATCATAAACTTAAGAACAAGTATCAGTTGATGTGGGATGAAAAAGACTGTGTAGGTTATATCAAAACTGCGGCCGTTTTAGCAGCCTATGTAGATCAAAGCATTAGCACAAATACTTTTTATAATCCTGCTCACTTTCCAGAACGTAAAGTTCCTACCACTCTAATAGCAAAGAATTTAATGCAGGCTCATTATTGGGGTATAAAAACTTTTTATTACAGCTTGATCAATAAAGCAGGAAGTAAGATAGTTGAAGAACCAAAACTGAATGGATTTCACGGTGCAGAATTAAATGGATTCCACGAGGTAGAATTAGAAGAAGATTGCGAAGGTTGTAAACTTTAAATGGAAATAAAATGTCAATAGCACAATATAACTTACACACAAAGACAGACTACTTACATCGTAAAATGTTCCTTGACCCAGCAGGTCCAGTAACTATACAACGATTTGAAGAAGTAAAATATAATAAAATAGTAGACTTTGAAAAAACAGCACGAGGCTTTTTTTGGGTGCCTGAGGAAGTTAGCCTTACCAAAGATGCGCAGGATTTTAAAGATGCTAGTGATGCAGTAAAGCATATCTTTACCAGCAACCTGCTTAGGCAAACAGCTTTAGATAGTTTACAAGGACGTGGGCCTAGTCAAATCTTTACTCCGGTGATTAGCTTACCTGAACTGGAAGCATTGGTCTACAACTGGACATTCTTTGAGACTAACATCCACAGCCGTTCGTACAGCCATATCATTCGCAATATCTATAACGTACCTAAAGAAGTGTTTAATACTATCCACGACACTAAAGAAATTGTTGATATGGCATCTAGTATAGGCGAATACTATGATAGTCTACACGAGATCAATTGCGGAAAAGAACTAGGTATGGAAGACACTCTTGAAATTACAGAACAAGCGCACATTGAGGCAATCTGGTTGGCCCTTAATGCCAGCTATGCACTGGAAGCGTTCCGCTTTATGGTATCATTTGCTACGAGTCTAGCAATGGTAGAGAACAAAATTTTTATTGGTAATGGAAATATCATTAGCTTAATCCTTCAAGACGAATTACTACATAAGGGATGGACTGCTTGGATGATCAATCAAGTGGTCAAAGAAGATCCTCGGTTTGCTCGGGCCAAGCAGGAATGCGAAGCTGAGGTATATCAAATGTATATGGATGTTATACGTGAAGAAAAGGCCTGGGCAGATTATCTGTTCAAGAAAGGACCAGTAATTGGACTTAATGCTAATATTTTAAAAGATTTTGTTGATTATACAGCAGCAGGTGCTTTAAAGGATATTGGACTAAAGTATAATCATGCATACCCAAAAAGTACTCCTATTCCTTGGTTTAATAAGCACAGCGACACTAGTAAGAAACAAACTGCCTTGCAAGAAAACGAATCAACTAACTATGTTATTGGAGTAATGGGTGATGCGATAGACTATGAAGAATTACCCACACTGTAAGGATTAAAAATGGCAAAAATACACGAAGAAGTAATAGTAATAAAATTAAGCAAATTACATAAAGAAAGTCAATCTGTAGGTGAATTAGCTGGGGAAGATACTCTTGCTAATCTAGAAGTAGTTGTACAAGAGCTAGTAGGAACAGATATCATTGTAGAAGTGGAGAAAGCAGAATGAAAGCTATAGTCTGGAGCAAATACCATTGTCCTTATTGCGATAAAGCTAAAGCACTACTCAAAATGAGAGGCGTGGAATTTGAAGAGCGTAAAATTGGCGACGGATACACTAAGGAAGAATTATTAGAAGCAGTCCCAAATGCTCGTACCGTTCCACAGATTTTTATTGATGATAAACTAATTGGCGGATATACTGAATTAGAAAAATATTTTAAAGAGGCAGCATAATGTTATTAGAAAAAACAAAATTTAAAGAAGGCGATATTATTAGTTTAAAGCTAATCAGTGGAGAAGAAGTTATTGGTAAATATGTTAGTGAAGATATAACCGACATGACCATTCATCAACCAACAATGTTAGCTATGACACAAAAAGGACCGGCAATGGCCCCTGTGATGATGACGGTCGAACCAGATAAAGATTACTCAATCACAAAATCTGCTATTATTCTTAAAGGTTATACACAAAAAGAAATAGCAGATCAATATTTTTATCAAACCACAGGAATACAACCAGTTAGTGCTGGGAGTATAATTAGATAAATGGCAATTGTAATAGGAGGATATACTCTTGCACAAGTTCCACCACCTCCTAATACTAACTTTCCTCTTATATTTCCTTTTAAAAATGGTGCTCCTTGGCGCCAACCACAAACTGTTACTCCATCTTCCTTAAGTAAACCAGGCGACGGTTTTAGTAAAAGTTATGAATATAGGAATACATTTAATTGGAGTGGAACTGGCGGTACTGTAGAGATATACTCAAACTTTAGTTTTACAGTTGGTGCTACAATAATTAAGCCTGCAAATGAACCTAATCCAGATCATTTCCTTCCACAAATTTTATACGAAACAGTTGATGGAATAACAACCTCATATCCAAATCCTAGTTGGAGTCCGATCCCATGGAATTGGTACAATGATGAAGCAGATGAAGAAATTATAGAAGTACAATGCACTGACATTAGTATGCCGCGTAGGCCTAGATTTTTAGATCATATTACTTTAACTATAGGAACAAATAATTGTGTAGCAAGCGGATTCTATGACATGATACCTACTGGAGTAATGAAGTATGTGGATCATTTATCTAGTGCCACAACATCAGATACTGCTCCACACACAAGTACTCGAATTTTAACAGAGTATGATATTACCGAATGTCCTACTAGACCTGAGTCAGAAATTTATTACTGGACAAATGACTTGACGTATCAGATTACTTATAGTTACGAATTGACAACAAATAAAGGTACCAAACGAACATATACCACAACTCAAACATTATTTCAAGATTGGACTAGAATTAGAGATTGGGTAACACAACATCATAATAATGCTGTTTCGTTCCTTGCAGCACCTTCAGCTTATTCTATAACGCAAATTATTGGAGATAGTGGTAAGAATACTACCACGTGGTAATAAATGGCTAATAGCAAAAATGTAACTAGGATAGGAGATGTATGCACAGGACATGGTTGCTTTCCTCCTAGACCTAATAGTCAAGGAAGTCCCAATGTGTTTGCCAATTTTTTAAGTGTTCACAGAAGAACTGATTATTGGATTGTACATTGTTGTGGATCTAGTTGTCATCCTAGTGTCTTAGCTAAAGGAAGTGGAAGTGTATTTGCTAATTACTTGGATGTTTGTAGAGTCGGAGATCCGGTTGCCTGCGGCAGCGCATCTGCTCAAGGAAGTCCAAATGTATATGCGGGAGATTAATGAAAACCAAAATAGTAACTTATGATTCAGATTTTTATCATAATGGCCACGGACAACAGCGTGATAAATTATTAATAGAATTATACGGTGAAGAATGGCTAAAGGAACAAAAAGCTAAAGGCTTCTATGGTGGAGATTGGCCCGATCTGGTAATAGGAACTAAGAAAGATGTGTACCACCCAGTTGAAAAAATTTATACAAATGAGATTGTACACCTAAAATCAATTGATGATCTCAAGACTTGACATATTAGTAAATCTATTTTTATAATTATGTATGCTGATATATAGATAAGCAAGTATAATAAAAGGAGACAGTTATGTCACAAAATAGATTTCAAGATTTTGCCAAATTAGTAGAAGCAATGGAAAGTGATTTCGAAAAGTTCTATGATAAAGAAGTTGGTGCAGCCGGTACAAGAGTACGCAAACATCTGCAAGAATTATCAAAACTTTGTAAAGATGTAAGGAACGATGTTACAGCAGTAAAAAATGCTCGTAAAGAGGCAAAATAAGTCAACTAAAATTGAGGTAAATACGTTATATACTTAAAGGAGTATATCATGAAAAAATTAATCGCTTTTTTAGCACTTACTTTGAGTTCTTTAGCTATTGCAAGTCCTCATCACGGGCATAGACATTTCCATCATAGGCACTGGCACAACCCTCCTGTTCATCATTGGGTCGTTCCTGCTCTAATTGGAGGGGCAGTGGTTTATGCTGCTACTCGTCCAGATCCAGTTGTAGTTCAGCAACCCACAGTAGTATTACAACCTAATCAAGTTGTAATTGATGGTGTTGCCTATAATAAACAAATTATGGTTATTAATGGTGTAACTCAAGAAGTATTAGTGAGGCAATAATGTACAAATATCAACTTTGGGTGCGTATTAACGAATACCAAACTGCCAACACTATTGTGTGGGCCGAAAACGATTATGCAGCAAAGATGTTAGGCGAAGCGCAATATGGTGCAGGTAATGTTTTAAACTATACAAGGATAGATGAATAATGGCTTACTCGGCACAGGTAATTGATCATTATGAAAACCCACGTAATGTGGGTAGTTTTGAAAAAGGTGATAATACTGTAGGTACAGGTATGGTAGGGGCTCCTGCTTGCGGTGATGTTATGAAACTACAGATCAAAGTAGATGAACAAACTGGAGTTATTACAGATGCTAAATTCAAAACATATGGTTGTGGATCGGCTATTGCTAGTAGCAGCCTTGTTACTGAATGGGTTAAAGGAAAAACTTTGGATCAAGCTGGCACTATTAAGAACACAGCGATCGCACAGGAGTTGGCATTACCTCCAGTCAAAATCCATTGCTCTATCTTGGCTGAAGATGCGATAAAAGCAGCCATAGCAGATTATAAACAAAAACATGATATCACTAACTGAACGAGCTGCGGAAAAAGTAAAGTATAATTTACAAAAAAGAGGCCGTGGTATTGGAATTAAAGTAGGTGTGAAAACTACAGGTTGTAGTGGGCTAGCCTATGTGCTTGAATATGTAGATAACCCTGCTGTAACCCGTGATCAACACGTTTATGATAACCACGGTGTTAAAGTTTATGTAGATGGGCGCAGCCTAGTTTATCTTAATGGTTTAGAAATGGATTGGGTCAAACAAGGACTTAACGAAGGCTTTGAGTTTATCAACCCAAACGAAAAAAATAAATGTGGATGTGGCGAAAGCTTTAATGTATAAGGCTTGGAGCAGAACAGATACACAAGATTGGCTAAACCAAGTAACTAACCGTATCGAAGACATAGACTATTACCTAGGTAGAACAGTAGAATATTGCGAAGCTAACGGAATTTGGGATGATATTAAAGTTTTTTCCATAAGCTTTATTGTTGTCATTTGGGTATGCTATATGCGCGGTGAAGAAGTTACCAGACAAGAAATCTTAGAAATATTAGGATTTGAGCATTGGCAAAATGCAGAAGATGGCATTATGTTAATTGGAAAACATTTGGAGGGTAAAGATTTCGAGGAAATTCTCCAAATCGTGTCAGAATTCGGTGAAAAACTATAGACTTTCAGTAAAATAGAGTATATACTAATACCATAGCTAACTTTTGAGGTATATTTTATGAGTATGCATATGGTAGGTCCTTGGTTATCAACCACAGGCAAACGTAAAGGTAAACCAAAATTTAGAAGTGCTGAGGAAGCACGAAAGGCAAGAGAATTGGAAGATAGTTGGAAAGAATTGCAGAAGAAATTAGGTATCGAGGCTGATCAAAAGCGTCAGCGTCGTGCTCTTTCTGCCGGCACTTATGTTCCACCAAAACTGCATTATCGTGGTGCAAACGATCCACGTATTCCAAGTCTCAACAATGGTGTAGATAGTGCTCCCGCAGTAAAGGCAGCACAGAAAGTCTATACCGGCACCAAAATTAAGGGCATTGGCACAATGCATAAGAGCAATGCTGTTCCCATCTTTACAGATGACGAAGCTAAGGATATTGCTCATATGCGTCGATAAACTTAATCCCTAGCGTAAAGGAGAAAAGATGTTGATACGCATTATCAA